GCGTCGGAGGCATCGTGAGAGCGCTGACCATCAAATATGAGGATCCCCGCAAGCTCGCACCTCGCGCGAACAATCCGCGCACACACACGCCCCGACAGATCAAACAGATTGCAGCCAGCATCCAAGAGTTTGGCTTCATCAATCCGGTTCTGATCGACGGGTCTCACGGCATCGTGGCCGGTCACGCCCGAGTCGCTGCGGCCGTATCCCTTGGCATGACGGACGTTCCAACCGTTAGGGTAGACCATCTCAATCCCACGCAGATACGAGCCTATGTGATCGCGGACAACCGACTTGCTGAAAAGGCTGGCTGGGATCCTACCCTGCTCGCTCTAGAACTTCAGGAGCTGTCATTAGAGCTCAATCTTGACGTGACGGTGACCGGCTTCGAGATGGCCGAAATTGATCTCGTCGTCGGCGAAGCCGGCGGTGACACGCCGGACGAGGCAGATGTCATTCCGCAGATCGATCGTTCTTTACCTGCTGTATCGCGGGCTGGTGACTGCTGGCAGATTGGAAACCATTTTCTTAGCTGCGGAGGTGCACTCGAGCCGACGACCTACGAGCGCCTCCTCAATGGTAAGCGAGCCCAACTAGTTTTCACCGACCCACCCTACAACGTGCGCATCGCAGGGAACGTTTCCGGATTAGGCAAGGCAAAACATCGCGAGTTTGCGATGGCATCCGGCGAGATGAGCGAGCAGGAATTCACAAGTTTCCTCCGGCGCGCCCTGACGAACCTTGCTAATTTCAGCATCGACGGGTCGATCCATTTCGTATGCATGGATTGGCGGCATATTCGTGAACTGGCCGACGCCGCTGATGACGTATACACCGAACTCAAGAACATCTGCGTTTGGTCGAAAAACAACGCCGGCATGGGCTCCCTGTACCGATCGGCCCACGAGTTCATATTCGTCTACAAACACGGCCGCGCTAAGCACATCAACAACGTCGAACTCGGTCGCTTTGGCAGGAGCCGAACCAATATCTGGAATACGCCGGCATGAGCAGTTTCGGCCGGGATCGAGATACCACACTCGCCGGCCATCCTACACCAAAGCCTCTGGCCCTTGTTAGCGATGCGATTCTCGACTGTTCGAAAAGGGACGGCATCGTTCTGGACGCTTTCGCCGGTAGCGGGACTACCCTGCTCGCCGCTGAGAAGACCGGCAGACGCGGATATGGCATCGAACTGGATGCGCATTTTGTCGACCTCGCTATCAAGCGATTAGCAGAGGTCTATGGCTTAGCTGCCATCCATTCACAGTCTGGATTGAGATTCGACCAGGTTAAGGCTCAGCGGACGGAGCGCACCAAGAATGACGAAACGCAAACGATCCACAAGCGAACGCGTACCATCAATGCCAAGCTCAAAAAAACGGGTGAAAGAAAAGCCAACGACCCTAAACTCATTACGCAGCGAAAAAGAACTCGACGTGAGTAAAGGTGATTATGCCGTCGGTAAGGGCAAACCACCAAAACACACACAATTCAAAAAAGGTGACGGTCGACATCGACCTGGTCGGCCGAAGGGCAGCAAGAATATGGTTACAATGGTTTTAGAGGCAGCGCGGGATCAGGTCCCCGTAACCATCGACGGGAAACGGCGGAAAATCTCGAAGGCACAAGCGGCCGCAATAAACCTCGCCAACGCCGCAGCGAGTGGAAACCCAAAATTTGTGCTGCAGTTCATCGACCTTATTGCAGGTATCGAAGCGAGCGCGGAGGCAGCACGACCTTCTGAATATCCTTTCAGCGAAGTGGATAAGAAGGTAATCCATGAACTCTATAAGCGTCTTCGGCCATATGACGAGCAGATGGACGAGTGATGGTGCTATCTCCCGCGAGAATGGCGGCCGAAATTTACCGGCAAGACCTCGTTGCATTCATCCACCGCTCATTTCTTGAGCTTGAACCAGCAAAGACGTTCGAATACAACTGGCATCTAGAGCTGATTGCCCAGGGCTTGAAAGACGTTGCGAACGGCAGTTGCAAACGCCTGATCATCAATGTTCCGCCCCGGCATTTGAAATCGCATTCCGCTTCCATCGCGTTTCCGGCTTGGTTCCTGGGCCATTTTCCGGAAAAGCAGGTAGCCTGCGTCTCATACGGCCAAGACTTCTCCGATACGTTGGCGCGACATTCTCGTCGACTCATGAACAGTGCATTTTATCAAGCGATTTTCGCCACGAGGATTTCCAGCAAGCGAGACACCGTTGCAGACTTCGAAACCACGCAAGGGGGATTCCGTTTCTCCACTTCGGTTGGAGGTGGATTCACTGGCCGCGGCGCAGATGTGATTGTAATTGATGACCCTTTGAAGGCTGACGAAGCACTATCTGATGCACGACGCGAAAGCGTAAACGAATGGTTCGACAACACATTGAGGAGCCGCCTCAATAGGCAGGAACACGGCGCCATCATCATCATCATGCAGCGATTGCATATCAACGACTTGGTCGCTCACGTTCAGGAGACCGAGAATTGGCGGGTGCTGTCTTTTTCGGCGATCGCCGAAACCAATGAGCTTCATGAGGTTCGCAGTGCCTACGGCACCACGCGGCTTCGTCGGAAAGAAGGAGACATTCTCCAACCGTCCTTGACCTCGCGCCAGACTCTGGAAACGCTTCGAACGACTATGACATCTTACCATTTTGCTGCTCAGTATCAGCAAAATCCGCAGCCGCCAGAGGGTAATGTCGTCAAGCGCGAATGGCTGAGATTCTACACTCCCGATGAAAAACCTCCCGCCTTTGATACAATTCTGCAAAGCTGGGATACAGCAGTGAAAGACACGGAGCTTGCAAATTTCAGTGTCTGTACCACTTGGGGCATTAGAGATAAGAAAGCTTATCTGCTCGACGTCTTCCGACGCAGGCTGTCATTTCCTGATGTCAAGAAATACGTCGAGAGGTTGGCTGACCTTCACAACGCCACGGTAGTTCTGATTGAGGATAAATCCTCCGGCTCCTCGCTAATCCAGCAGTTGCGATCGGAAAGCTTATCAAAAGTGCAGGCCTCACCCGCATTGGAGGGAAATAAGATCATGCGCCTGCACGGTCAGACACCGCGGATCGAAGGCGGGTTCGTCCTGTTTCCCAAACGCGCTGATTGGCTGGAGCCCTATTTGAGCGAGCTGCTGTCTTTTCCTAGCTCGAACTACGATGACCAAGTGGACTCCACCGTATATGCGCTGGCATGGATTGGAGAAAATCCAAGATGGCACGGTAATGTCGTCAAGCGGTCCTGGCTGCACTATTACACAGAACTTCCCAACGATCAGAAGCCCAAGCGCATTTATATGGCGTGCGACACCACCGTTAAGGACGAAGGACAGAGCGACTGGACCGTATGCACCGTTTGGCAACTGTTTAATAGGGTTCATTATTTGCTTCACGTGGAGCGAGGCATTTACGAATATTCGGAGGTGCGCAGCACAATTGGCAGGCTTCTCAAACAATATAATCCATATCAAATCTGGCTCGAGGAAACCGCCACGGGCAAGGCCCTTAAGGAAGACCGCGAGGGGCAATCACGATCTCGAATAAAGCTCGTGCCCATCGACCAAGACAGAATTGGTCGGCTGAGGATACAAGATGCGAAGTTTCGAGAGGGTCGGGTATTGTTTCCCGAAGGCGCGTCGTTCATGTCGCAGGTTGAACTAGAACTCCTCAGTTACCCGCACGGCGATACGGATGATATCGTTGATAGCATCAGCCTTGCTCTCAAATATGGTGGAACCGGCTATGATACTACGATGAGCTGGGTTTGATTTTGCCGGTTGCTAGGGCGGCAACCGCGATGACGAGGTCTGACTGGCAGTTTTGGACAGAAGCTTTCGGATTGGTCCATTGCATCAAGCATCCAACGCTGGACTGAAAGAGGTGTTCCCGCACTCCAAGGGAAAGCCTCTCGCCGCCCCAACGAGGGCGTCAAGTTGCGTCGCTCGAGCGGGACTCCCGCCGCGGCGTGAATACGGGTATTTGCTCGCGGAGGTCTCGGTATACTGCATCCTTCTTTATGACATAAACTTTGCGCCAATCCCGAGGCCAGCCCTGCAAAACCAGCAAGCCCGACAATCACCCACCTCGCGCCCGTGGCCTGCAGCAGGATGGCCCCCAGAATGACCATTCCCGTCTTTGTTCGATACATCGGCATCGACTATTCGGGCGC